GAAGCTCGCAAGGTCGTTAGAATAGTTGAGCCGAGCAAGGTTAATGTTTTGCCAGAGCCAGACTTTGCAAAACTTGACGAGCCAGAGGTTATTATTCCTGATGATGTCGGTTCAAAATGTCCAACTTGCGGTAAAAACTTTATAGCTAAAAGCAAGATTCAAAAATATTGTTCACCAGATTGCAGGGTTAGAAAATGACTTTAATTGTTGAAGACGGTTCTATTGTTGAAAATGCAAACGCTTATGTAAGTAGGGAAGATTGTATTGCTTATCATTCAGCAAGAGGCAACTCTTTTGAAAGCTCGCCTTTAGATTTGCTTGATAACGCTATTATCAGAGCGACGACTTATATTGATAATTTCTATAAAGGTCGNTGGGGTGGTCGTAAAATTCAAAGAGANCAGTCTTTACAGTTTCCTAGACAATATCTAACCGATGAAGACGGTTATGAAATACCCGAAGATGAAGTGCCTCAAGAGGTTGTAAAAGCAACTTGCGAAGCGGCTTTGTTAGAGCTTAATAATCCAAACGGTTTAAACCCTGTTAATAATGACGGTAAAAGAGTTGTTGCTGAAAGTGTTTCTGCAGGTGCGGTTAGCTCTTCAAAGACTTATTCTGATATGCCAGAAACTCGCAAGACTATAACAATTATTGAGGATTATCTCAAAGGNTTTGTAACTTCTGTTTACAATGGAAGGATACATAGAGCGTGAATGTAGCTGATATTGCCAAACAAGCCTTTGACGGTGTAGCAAGTGCGATTGACGGCGTGATAAAAGATGCTGTTATTCGTGTTGAAACATCGACTTACAATCAATCTACAGGCGGTGTTGATGTAACAACTACTAATCATAGTTGCAGGGTTGTGTTTGGCGATAGGTCAGCTATTAAAGACTATTTTGATGATAGTATTATTGATGAGGGTATGCGGTTAATCTTTATTGAGGGCTTGGCTATTGTTCCTAAAAAGACAAACAAGCTTATATATTCTGATTTAGTTTTGATTTTAGACAGCGTTTTAAATGTTGCTGAAAGTGGCGGTTTCTTTGTGGTGTTAGCAAAATGAGTAATAACTTTGAACAATTTAAAAGAGATTTTGAGGGTGGTATGAAAAAAGCCATAACTCACTCGACTTCTATTGTTAAGAAAGTTGCTTTTGAGGTTTTAAAAGGTGTTGTTCAAATGTCGCCAGTTGATACAGGCAGATTTAAAGGTAATTGGCAGGTTGGCATTGTTAGTCAAGTTACAACTACTATTGACAATCAAGACAAAAGCGGAGCTTCAACTTTATCAAGTGGTTTAGCACAAATTAACCAAATGCAATTAGGTCAAACGGTTTATATAACAAACAATTTGCCTTACGCTCGAAGATTAGAGTTTGATGCTTGGTCAAAACAAGCACCTCAAGGAATGGTTGCTGTTACTTTGGCAAATATTGAAACAGCTCTAGGGAGTGGTAGAGTATGACAATAGATTTAAAAAATGAACTGCTTAAAATAACTGATTATTGGCTTGAAACTTGGCAACACAAAAGCCCAAAAGAAGCTATAACACCAACGGCTTTACCAAACGTGCCATTTAATACGGAAGATAAGGCAGAGTTTGCAGAGTTGCACGTTTTAAGCGGCGATATATTAAGAATAACCTTTGGTAGTCCTGATGACAACACAAACAGGCATACAGGGGTTATTAGAGTAAAGGTTAATGTAAGAATTAACACAGGCGATGCGAGGTTATTAGAACTAGCATCAATAGCATCTCAAAACTTATCTTGGAAAGTTTTTAACGGAATAAGAACAAGAGATGCAAGGATATACAATATTGATAATGTTGGCTCGTGGCGGACAATAACAATAGATGTAGCTTATACAACAGATTATAACTTTTAGGAGACTAGAAAATGGCTTTTATTGATGCTTCAACAACCCAAATAGCTTATGTAAAGGAAGATGTCGAGGGTGTAACCCCTACAACTCCAGAATTTCAATTATTGAGATTTACTGGCGGTATTCCTCAATATGAAAAAGAAAGCACAACTTCCGATGAAATTAGACCAGATAGAAACGTTTCTGATATTATCGAAACAGGTCGCAGGGCTTCGGGTGGCTTTAACTTTGAATTAAGTTATGGCACTTTTGACGATTTGCTTGAGGCTGTTTTGGGTGGAGATTGGGCAGGCGATGTTTTAAAGAATGGGGTTAAACGTCATAGCTTTAGCTTTGAAACCAAGTTTTTAAGTGGAACTGCAAACAGATATATTAGACAGCGTGGTTGTTTAATTAACTCAATGGCTCTTGATATTACTTCAAGGCAAATTCTAACAGGTAACTTTGATATTCTCGGCTTTGGTGGCTCGGCTTCCGATGCTGAAATTGCAGGGGCAACTTATTTAGATGCAACAACAACAAGCGTTATGAATGCAGGCACTTCTTTTGCAACGCTCGATATAACGGGGGTTAGTCCAGCTCCAACAATTATGGGATTAACTGTAAACATTAACAATAACTTGCGTGAACAAGCGGCGGTCGGTTCAGTTGATTTGGCAGGTATTGGAACAGGTCGTTTTGAAGTTTCAGGAACTATGAACGCATACTTTGAAGATTTAAGCTTATATAACGCTATGTTAGATCACGATGATATAGCACTTGAATTTGTTATCGGTAACGAAAGCGGTTCGATGTATAAATTCAGATTGCCTAAAATCAAACTAGCAACTGCGGTTGTTGAGAATGCAGGCAACAATCAAGATGTTATGCTTAACATTGATTACAACGCTATCTTGTCAACGGAAGGCAGTCCATCCGATAACGCAAGTTTAATTATAACAAGAGGGGTTACAGTATAATGAGTTTATATTCAAAGTACGGAACTAACAAAGAAGCAGAAACAAAAGGCGTTGCGATTAAGTTTGATGATGTTACTTTTTATGTAAAAAGGGCAGGCGGTCAAAATCGTGAATACGCTAAATGTTTTGCTGAAAAACTACAAAATGCCAAAGAATTAACGCCAGAAAAAGCGGAGTTAATTTTGGCAGAAATATTCGCAGAAACAATTATTGTTGGTTGGGATAATTTGGAAAAAGACGGCAAGAAGATTGAGTTTAACAAAGAGGCTTGTATTCAATTATTGTTAGATTTGCCAGATTTTGCAAAAGAGTTACAACAAAAAGTTAGTGATTTAAGAACGTTTCAGGTTGACGACTTAAAAAACTAATAGACTTCCTTTGCTGGGAATTCAAATGGGCTGATAAAAAAGAATGGCTAGAAGCTCAAGCAGGGGAAGGAAACAAATTAAAGGCTTGGAAAGAACGACCAGAATTAAAAGAACATCTTTATTTTTATTGGTTAGCTTTCCAAGACCTTATAAAGCCAGAAGGCATAAGTTTTAGCGATATAAAAGCCTATATTGAGCTTTTTAATATTGATGATGTTGATTTTTTTATTGATGCCGTGAAGTCTTTAGAAAATGAATTAACGAGGTTAAAAAATGACAGACTACAATCTGAATATAGGAATCAACAGCCAAGCGGCGGTTCAGGGTGCAAACCAAGCAAGCCAAGCCGCCGATAGGGTTACTAATTCTTTCGGTAAAGCCACAAATTCAGTTGATAGAAAACAACAATCATTAGATAGGTTAAAATCCGCTTATATGGCGGCAGGTAAAGCAATGGCGTTGTATTTTGCAGGGCGTGGTTTGGTGCGAATGATACAAGGCTTATCTACTGCAAATGATAACCTTGCTAAGATGTCGCAACGCTTGGGAATAACTACGGAAGATTTAAGCGTGTTAGCTTATCAAGCCGAATTGTCGGGAGCAAACTTTGAAGGTGCCGCTAGAGGTATTCAGATGTTATCTCGTAATATGGTTATGGCAACTCAAGGAACTAACGAGCAATCAAGGGCTTTTGATGCTTTGGGAATTAGTGTATTAAATGCCGACGGTAGTTTAAGAAGCTCACAAGCTGTTATGGCAGATTTAGCAGATAGATTTTCAAGAATGGAAGACGGTGCAACTAAAACAGCCCTTGCAATGCAGATATTCGGGCGGTCGGGT